GCGATCATGCGCGGCTACGACACGGCACGGGCCAAGTACGAGCACCCCGTCGCCACGCGCGAGACGGTGGAGCGGGTAGCGGAAGTGTGTATGCGCGCGAGACACCCGGCGTGCTTCGCGTGGGACTACGTGACCGGGGAGGTGAAGGACGAGTGGCGCAACATTGCCCGCGCCGCGCTGACGGCGGCTGGCTTCACGCTGGAGGAAGGAGCATGAGCGAGACGGTGACGCAATTGCTGGATCGGTATGACGACGACCTGATGGAGCTTGCGCGTCTGTCTACGCAGGGGATGTTTGACAAGGACCTATACGCCAGCGCCAGCGAAGCGAGGCAGCAGATCGTCGATCTGGTCGCCGCCGCGCGCCGCGAGGTCGAGACGGCACAAGCCGAGTCGCGGTTGCGCGGTGAGACGATTGATGCGCTACGGAAGGAGGTGGCGGGCTGGGAGGAGCGCACGAAACATCTCGGCTCGGTCGTGCTGCGCGCGTGGGAGGTGCTGCGCAAGTGGTGGCAGTGGTCGAAGCTGGAGGACCGAGACGAGCCGTTTGCTGACGCGCTGGCTCGCGCGATTGCCGAGGACGCGTCGCACGACGCCTATGCGCTGTCCGAGATGCGGAGGCTGAACGAGGACCTCGCCACGTCCCGCGCGGCGCTGGAGGACGTGCTGTGGCAGGAAGCGCACCCTAACGTCGAAGTGGTATCACGTCGCCGCGCTGAGGACGACGAAAAGCTGTGGGTTGCGTATGACCGTAGCGGCAACGTGAACGACACGGAATGGTTCGCGATTGCTGAAGGTGATACGTGGAAAGAGGCGCTACGGAACGCGCGCCGCGCGCTGGCGCAGGAGGCGGGCGATGCGAAGAAGTGACTGGGACGTGATTGCGGCGGCACGGACAGAGCCGCGTGGGTTCCTGTGGGGCTTCATGACGTGCAACGCGTGGTGGGCGCTGATCATCCTGCTCACGTCCTGCACCGCCGCGCTCGTCCCCAGTGGGAAACCGCAGTGCCCGAACCGCACGATCTGGAGTGACTCAGCGCAACGCTGCCTGCCGCGCGACGCGGCGAAGGGGGAGGGATGACGGCAATCGTGATGGTGGACGGGATCGCCTACACGCGCAAAGAGGGCGTGCCGTGCTACGATTCCGGCCTCGGCTGGCGGGAATGTCAATCAGACGAGTCGCACTTGGCAGGTGCGCTCGTTGACGCGCAGGACGAACTCGCCACGCTCCGCGCGCAGCTCGCGGGGGTGCGGGAGCGGATCAAGGTGCTGCCGACGTATAGTCCACGCGGCGGCTGTGACTACTTCGACCGCGACGACGTGCTCGCCGCGCTGGGAGGGGACGCATGAGTGACACCCCACTGTTGCGGTTGGCGAAGATCGTGGCCCATCTAACGTGGAACACGTATGCGGACGGTGACGCGCGCACCGCAGAAGCCGAGCAACTCGTCCGCGACCTCGAAGCCGCGCCGCCGCCTGAGACGGAGCGACCACCGTCACCTGTGGAAACGGCGTTACGCGAGTTCGCCGGGTTCATCAGCGGCGATATTCCAGAGCTGCATAGCGTGGAAGTGCCGCGCATTGCAGAGTCGGTCAGCCGCTATCTCAATGCGGCTGGGCCACACGTACCGCCCGCGCCCGCACGGCGCACGATCACGCGGGAGGAGCGGGACGCGGGCGCCCAAAAGATCGCCAACATACTCGGATGGCCGAACGACGACAGGTTCGCGGTGATGATGGCAGACAAGTGCGCCGCCGCGTGGCGCCTCACCGTGGAGGACGCATGATCCCCCCGACACTCGCGGCGTTCCGCGCGCTGATGCAACGGGGCGCAGATGCCGCGTACTACGCATCGACTGATGTGCTGTCGTCGCATAAGGAGCAGGAGGCCGAAAGGCAGGACATGGACTCGTTCCGCGCCCTCGCCACCGCCACGCCAGAGCAACTGCTCGGGATCGCGTTCGTGATCCGCGACGAGTACCAGCAAGACACAGCTGCTGGGTCGGTCAATGGGTACTACGTCACGCCACGCAACGATAATCCCTTATCCAATATCGGATAAGTAACAAAGCATCACAGTCATTCATTCCCCCATTGTGTCCTAGCCTAAGTCGGGTTATATTGGGGGACCAAATGAAACACATCTCGCTGCTAGCCTTCGCGCTAAATGAGCGACACTCCTTACAAACGACAAGCACTTGATCGGTTCTATGAAGCCGCGCATAAGGCAGCTGCTGCCCGTATGCTGAGACTTACTATTGCTCATAGCCCCGATAACGAGAAACAAGCGCAACGCAATGCGCTAATGGAACTTTCAGCTAGACTCATTGATGCTGAGATCACTCCCCTCATAGAACTAGGAATAGTCGAATGGTACAGGGCCCATGAGAAAGAGCCGCCATCACCTGCCTCAAGCAATGTGGGCAGTAAGCATCCCGGCTAGCTTGAAGCGTGTGTTCTCACGCCAGTTCCCTGGTCGTGCTAACATGCGGAGACTTACTGAGTACGCAATTCGCTGGGCAATTCGCAACGATCCTCGATTCCTTAACCCAGAGCCCAATGGTAATCGACAACTTCGCACTAACAATGCACCAAGCGTGCCCAGCAAAGTACGATCTCCGTATAAACCAGAAGTGGACTAGCCGGAGGAAGTCTAGTGCTTTGAGCTTTGGGTCTGCTCTACACGAAGGACTTGCTGCATGGTATAAGTCTGGTGGTAACCTGGCTACTGCACTACTTTCCATCCAGACCAAGTGGGTGGATCAAGGACCTACCGACGACTACCGCACGCTGGAGAAGTGCCTTCGTGTCATGATGGAGTACTCAAAGGAATATCCTACTGAGAACTTCACTGTGCTAGGGTTCCCAGATAACCCTCTCGTCGAGAATCATTTCACGTTAGACACTGGGTATTACCTACCGCTCTGCCCAGAGTGTAAGCACCTGCATCCTATGACTGAGCCAATCATATATAGGAACTGCAGCCTGTGTACAGCGCCACTCGAGCGCCTGGAGTACGGTGGAATTTTCGACGGTGTGGTAGAGTTCTCTGGTAGATTCTTCATCCTCGAGCATAAGAGTACCTCTATGCTTGGGTCGTACTACTTCGATCAGTTCAAGCCAAACAATCAAGTCACTGGCTACATCTGGGCCGCTCGTAAGCTCAGTGGCCAACCTGTTGGTGGCGCACTCATCAACGCGATCGGTGTTTACAAAGTTGGCGCGACCAAGTTCGCTCGCCAAATCACTACCCGATCTGACGTTGAGATTTCTGAGTGGCTTCAGAACGTGTGGTATGAAGCCGCCGAGATCCAGATGAACATGAACAACATGTACTGGCCGCAGCGCACTCAGGCTTGCACTATGTATGGGAAGTGCGAGTACCATAGTGTGCATGTACTCAATCATCCCAAAGAACGCGAACGCCTTCTCGAACAGGACTTTGTGCAAGATGCCTGGGATTTCGTGAGGCGTGACGAAGGGGCACCTACCAATGGCTGATGTTCGAGACTTGTTCTACCACGGTGTTCGTGAGCAAATTAAGCGTGTCCTATCTGCTATCGGACCTGACCGAATGGACAATGCGCTCACGGCATTTGAGACAGGTGACAACAGCTGGTCGAACTGTTTCTTTGCTCGTGCGTTTCCGGAGGTAAACCTTAACCAAGTTCCTGGTGGAGCGGAAGTATGGCTCATGAAGAAACTTGGCTTCAAGGGAATCACTCCGATCCGGATTGTCTGGCATACGTTTGATAGTCTCAATCACTATATGACTCCCGAACAAATGAGGGAGTTTGTTGCAGCCGTGCGTGACGACATGCGCCCGGCTGAGGTTAAAGCGTTACTGCAATCGCTTGACCTTGAGTCCATGTCGCAACGTCCTGTGGAGGTAACATGCTGACCGCACACGCGCAGGAAGATCAGTTGGAAGTATTCCCTGATCCCACGGAGGACATTCCGAACTTCCCGGATGATCCTACGGATGAAGAACTCGAGCCTGTAGATCATGATGATGAGGATCTCGAGATTGAAGACGACGAGGAAGAGGAAGACGACTTCGACGATGAGCTCGATGAGGACGGCGACTAATGCCTCCAATGCAGGCTTGGAAGCCTGAGGAGAAGATCCAGATCTTGGTGTATGGTCGATTCAAGACCGGCAAGACCTGGGGTGCATTAACCTTTCCTCGTCCTAACGTAATCTCATTCGATAAGGGTATGGCAGTTGCGCATAACCCTGAGTGGGTACGTGAGTTTGGTATCGACCAGTACAACTCCATTATGTATGAGGAGTTCTCTGAGCGATCCAAGGACAAGGCAGGTGTAGTTCAGCAACACACCGCTTTCGACGACGCATGTAAGTACTTCGACCAGTGGATGAAGCCTGAAGGTAAATGGCCTGGATTCACGAAAGTTGGTCGTGAGCACTTTGACACCTGGGTTATTGATAGCGGCACCACCATGTCGGAGTATGCGCTCAACAAAGCGATCGTGCTCCTTGGATCCAAGCAGCTTGGCATTGCCTCTCAAACGCATGTTCAAGCTATCAACACTGGACTTGTCTATCCGAAAGTCCAGGACTACGGATCAGAGCGCTCAATGGTCGAGCAGTTCATCGACATGGTAAAGGACTCTGGAAAGCATGTGGTCTTCATTTGCCACGAGAAGGAAATCACAGACAAGGATGGTAACATCCTATCCATCGTACCACTGCTGACTGGTAAAGGCGTCGACTCAGTCAGCTTGAAGTTCGATGAGGTATATCGTCTGTCGATGAAGCGCAAGGGCAATGAATTCGTACGTGCAATCCAGACACAAACTGACGGGATTTCAAAGTGCGGTACCCGTTATGGAGTTCCGGACAAGTCAGACTGGAACTGGAAGTCGATTCAATCCGCACTGGCTGACCTCAACAAGCAGTTCACTCAACTCAAAGGAACCTGATCATGCCTATCATCACTCCAGACACTAGCTCCCAGATCGAATTCACTCCCCTTGATCCCGGAACTTATCCGGCTAAGATCACTGCGGTCGAGTACGGGCACTCGAAGTCCTCTGGCAATCCGATGCTCACGGTGACCTTGGTGCTTACGCACGATGGGAAGTCCTTCACGCGCAAGGCATTCCTTGTCATCACTGGTGAAGGTAGCTATAACTTCGACCAGCTGCTGCGTGCCTGTGGATTCGTGGATCTCGCTGATGCGTATAAGAACAAGCACGCCGAGAAGCCTTCATTCGATACCGATGACCTCATCGGCGCCGAGATGTCCGTGGTCGTGGATCACGAGACCTACAACGGCCAGCTTCGTGATCGAGTGAAGTCCTTCCTTCGCGCGTAGTTCTTCAGCCACATAACAACTATGGGGGAGAATGGCTAGGGCAGCATTCTCCCCCTTATCACATCACAGGAGCCTAGCTCATGCAAAAAAAGAACATGGTAGCAATCTCTGACATTGTAGTCTCTCGCGAAAGAATGCGTGAGGATGTTGGGGATGTGGAAGACCTGGCACAGTCACTGATGACTTTTGGACAGCTTCAACCAGTTATCATTGACAGCAGTAAAGAACTAATCGCAGGCTTTCGTCGGTTTACTGCTGCGCAACTTAACGGGTGGACTCAGATCTGGGCAGTCACTCCTGACGACCTAGATGTTGATATGCTCCTCGCTCGTGAGATTGAGCTCGAGGAAAACATCAGACGTAAGCAAATGACCTGGCATGAAGAACAGCGTGCCATCGTAGAGATTGGTCGCTTGCGTAAGGAGCGCGATCCTGCGTGGGGTCAAGCGCAGACTGCACAGGTAGCTAACATCAGTCAGAACCGCGTGTCAGAGGCCGAGACTCTGGTGAAGATGATGGACTTGTTTCCTGAGCTTAAGGAAGCTAAGAACAAGTCACAAGCCATGTCCTGGGCAAAGGCTAAGAGCTCTAACATCGTGCGTATTATGGATGTGCAGTCCAAGCCCGCGCAGTACAAGTCCATCGAGGAGCGTCTGTGGCTGGGAGATTCCACTGAACTAATTCGAGGTGTGCCTGATGAGTCCATTAACGCAATCATCACTGACCCCCCATTCGGGATTAACTTCGACGAACGGAAGACTGGGTCAATTGGAAGTCTCACAGACTATGAGGATGGAGAAGAAAGTTACCTTCGGCTCCTCGCAATGGGTCCTGAGATGTATCGTGTCCTCAAGCCTAACGGCTGGCTTGTTTGGTTTCTCGGCATCTCATGGTATGAACGTGCAAAAGTCGCATTCCGTGAGGCTGGCTTTACAGTCGATGAAATCCCAATCATCTGGGACCGATCAGGAGGTAGGAATTACACTACGCGGCCGGATAGGTACTTTGCTCGGAGCTATGATATTGCGTTGCACTGCATCAAAGGTGATCCTCAGATCATTCAACGTAACAAGTCGAACATCATACGAGTTGCTCCGGTCACCAACGACGAAAGGCTGGCACTCGTCGAACGCCCAGTGGAGCTTTACGCAGAACTTATCCGACGACTTACTGTTGCCGGCGAAACAGTAGCTGACTTCTTCACTGGTTCCGGTAGTTGTCTCGCAGCTGCTGCATCGCTGGGTAGAGATTACTTTGGTTGTGAGCTGAGCCCCGAGCGTAGAGCAATCGCAATCAAGAAGATCGAAGCGCACACACCTAAGCCATAGGAGTTCTATCATGGCAACACTTATCCAAAAACGGATAAGCCCGGCTAACATCATGCTAGTCGGTGGAGCTCCCTCAGCGGGCGAAGTGGCTGCTGGCCAGCCGTTTGCTGGGGGAGCTGGTAACGTGCTGGATACTATGCTCAGTCGTGTGGGTATAGGCCGGCATGAATGCTTCATCACAAACGTCTGTCACGAGAAACCACCTGAGGATAAGTTTGAGTGGTTCTACAAGACAGCAAATCAACTCGCGTATCTCCGAGGTGTCATTCAACTCAAGACCGACATAGAAACTGCACAGCCTAATATCATAGTTGCATTTGGCACACATGCGCTTAAGGCCCTTACTGGTAAGACTGGTATTGCTAAGTGGCGTGGGTCTGTGTTGCCATGTACACTAGCTAAAGGCTTCAAGGTATTAGCCACTCACGATCCACACGACATCCTCAAAACCTGGGACTACAAGGGAGTAGCTGAGTATGATCTATCTAAGCTACAATACGAGAGAACTACCAGAACACTCTCTTATCCCGAGAGAACAATCTTCATCCCCAGAGGCAAAGTCATCCGTCGTGTGGGAACAGACTGGGTTACTAGTATCGAACCTTATAATCCTGACGCCATCGCAGAAGAAATGGAAGCTGCTCCCGAAGTCAGTGTCGATATCGAGTGTATCGAGACTTCCACTGGGAAGTGGGAACTTGATTGCGTTGGGTTTAGCGATTCTCCTGGCCGTGCCCTTGTTCTTGATGCAAGAGTGCCTTCTAGCCTGGTTCTTATTAGGCGCCTGTGCAAATCGCCTGCGAAGAAGATTTACCAGAACGGAACCTTTGACATAACTGTTCTGCGTAACGAGGGTGTAGAGGTAACTGATTTCGCCTGGGATACGATGCTTGGGCATCATGCACTTATTACAGAATGTGCATCTGGTGCTGATGAGATGACTACAGGCAAGAAACGACAAGCAGCTTTTGCTAAGGGATTGTCGTTCCTCGTATCGTTCTACACGCGAGAGCCGAACTACAAGGACGACGGGAAGTTGTGGAAAGAGACTGGCGATAAGGATATGTTCTATCGCTATAACGGTCTGGATGCCGCTGTGACATTTGAGATCAAGCAACAGCAGAAGAGCGACATTGCTGAGTTTGGTACTCAAGAATGTGCTGATAGGGAGTTTAATCTAGTTGAGCCACTCATGACCATGACACGACGTGGCTTGCTGATTAACTTAGCTAAGCGAGAGCAGATCAAGCAAGAGCTTACTACCGAGATTGATCGCCTACAGGAATACCTCAACGGAGCAGCTGGCTTTCCTATCAACGTTAAGTCTCGAGTTGATGTGTTTAAGCTTGCATACGATAAGCTTAAACTCCCCGAGCGACGTAACAAGAAGACTGGTAACGTGACAGCTGACAAAGATGCGATAGTCTACTTAGCTGACAAGTACCAGCATCCAATGTTGCTCACAATCCTTAAGATCCGGGAACGTCGTGATCTCATTGAACGATACGCTAACGCGCCTATTGACGCTGATGGGCGAATGCGTTGTTCATTTGATATCACTGGCACACGAACTGGTAGGTTAGCTAGTCGTGTGTCGATCTATGGGTCTGGGACTAACTTGCATACCATCCCAGAAGACATGCGAGTTATGTTTGAATCGGATCCTGGGAAGGTATTCATCTATCGAGATTTCTCACAGGCAGAAGCTCGTGTGGTAGCAGCACTTGCTGATGATGAGTACTTGCTTAAGCTGTTCGCGGATTCTTCTCGCGACATTCATAAGGAAACAGCGGCAGTAATCTTTGGCAAACCTGTTGATCAGATTACTCCTGAGGAACGTTTCCTGGGAAAGAAAGTTCGCCATGCTGTGAACTATGGCATGGACGCTGGGAGGTTTGTTGAGGTAGTTAATCAAGAAGCAGACCAGACTGGAATCCGGATTAGCTTTTCTCTAGCACGAAAGGTTATTGATGGGTTCTTCATGCTACATCCTAACCACAAGTCTGTCTTCTGGGCAAACGCTGAACGACAGATTAGAAACGCACGATGCTTGACTACCCCGTTTGGGCGTAAGCGTGTGTTTTATGGTAGATGGAATGATGCCCTCATTCGTGATGCTTATAGCTTCGTGCCACAGTCAACTATCGGAGACTTGTGCAATGAAGCTATCATCCAAATGTACAATCGCATTATCACTTCGTCAGCTAATGAGGTATTCGGCGCTGAGTTAATGCTAGCTGTACATGACTCTATTCTTGTGCAGTGCAACATCGCACATGTAGTAGAAGTCAACAAGCTGATGGGTGACTGTATGAACATTCCATTCACTGTCAATGGTCACACACTTACCATTCCAACTGATAGCAAGGTAGGATACAACTGGAGTAACGCAGGCAAAGATGGATCAAATCCACGTGGCCTTATGCCTATCGAAAAGTGGATCGAGTCTCATGAGAAAGCTTGATGATTGGCTCAAAGCGTACTTGGTGTACACTACTGAGCAAGAGTCGCCTGAGATCTTTCACGTCTGGTGCGGATTGTCAGCTATTGCTGGCGCCTTAGGTCGACGAGTGTTCTTTGATATGGGGTACTTCAATGTGTACCCTAATCTGTATGTCGTGCTAGTTTCTCCAGCTGGTCGATGTAAGAAATCTACTGCCATGCGAATGGCAAGAGGTAAACTAGGATCTGTACCTAATGTCCAGTTTACTGTAGATTCTACTACGCGAGAGCGCCTCATCCTTGACATGGCTGCTGCATACAAGGACGGTCAAAGTGCTATGACCGCGTATAGTAGTGAGTTTGCTACTATGCTTACATCTTCTGGTATGGACATGGTAGCGTTCTTGACAGACATCTTCGATAGTCCGTCTGAGTGGACGCACAAAACCAAGTCCGGAGGAACTAACAAGATCAAGTCACCTTGCCTTAACCTCATTGGAGGAACTACTCCCTCATGGATTGCGACTGCTATGCCCTTGGACACAGTCGGTATCGGGCTAACATCTCGCATTGTGTTTGTGTACAGCAACACACCAAGGATCAAACCACCAATCCCTAAGGTTAGTCAAACACTTAAGGATCTAGGCGATATCCTTGATCATGACATTAACCAGATCAACGCACTATCCGGTCAGTATGTTTTTGATGGTGGAGAAGACGGAGAAGCCTACAAAAAATACGAGACTTGGTACCAGTCTCGTATCATGAATGAGGCTCAAGATGATAGGCTAGCTGGGTACTACGAGCGTAAACCTATCCATCTACTTAAGACCTGCATGGCGGTGGCAGCATGTCGTCGTGATGAACTTATCATCACAATGGACGATCTAAACGATAGTTTAATGCTGCTTAACGGACTCGAACCAGACATGCAGTCAGTGTTTGCTCATGTGGGGAAGAATCCACTGAACTATGACATTGAGACTATCCTCGCTGATGTGCTGCGACAGGAACGAGGTGTGTCAATGGCAGAACTCATGGCGAAGTTTAAGTACTCCGTTAGAAAGGAAGAGCTGATTGAAGTACTTGATACTCTCATGCTTATGAAAAAGCTAAGACTTGATAACGGTAGATACTATGCTATCAAGTCTTAGCTTTCTCTGGCAAGCTGTGATGTGGATACTTATAGGCTACTGGTCCATTTGCCTACTCGCAAAGTTAGCAACTCTAGCCAAGTCAATCATCTGCTGGGTTAGCCGTTGCTTCAACTCACGACGATAAGGTGGTGTGATCATGTTGCCAGGTAAGTTCTGAATGTCTTCAATACTCTGGCGGATCTTCCCTATGTCAGTCCTAGTATCACCATAGAGTTCCGCCTTATTGATCCATTCACTGTTACGCATGAAGTACTCTACAGCCATTGCTGGGTCAGATTCAGATAGTGCTTCGAATGTTTTAGCTTTGCGCTCGATAACAGACGCACTGTTATAAAACTCTTCAATTGACCTGACACTGGCTGTAGGGTAGTTCACTAACGCACCACGGATGATAGGTAGCTCCTCTGCAGGAGCTAGGAACCCCTTAGCGTTCCAGTCAGCTGCGACTGTGACAGCATGTAAGAATTCGGTAGTGAGTGTGCCTCCGAGGTTCTTCGCTAAGAAATCCAGTCCAGCAGGACTCATCACACGACGCCATGTGTCAGACTCAATGTTAGTCGATACACGGCCTAGTGCATGTCCAACAACTCGAGCAACCTTTGATGTGTTAGCTCTTGCCTGCATCTCTGGGTCAACTCGTTCCTTGCCTTCTGGAGTAATGCTATCTCCAGTTCCGAGGTCTGTGTTAGACACTAAGCTATAAGGCACTACCCCCATAACAGGAAGTAAGTTCACCATAGCATCGTTCTGCACAGCTTTCTTCCATTCCCAGAACTCACTTGGATTCTTCTCCTTCCAAGCATCAATTGCTACCTCTACACCAGTAGCAAATACTTGGCCTTCAAACTGCGGCTTAGGCAACTTAACAACAGTGCCTTTACCTTCATTCCCTACCGGCAAGCGAAGAAACCAGTAACGTCTACCGTACTCAGACTTGCTTAGTTCTGCAATTTCCTCGTCTCCATCGTTATGGAGCTTAATCGCTATGCTAGGCAATGTCAAAGTTAAGAACGCTTTGATTAAATACCTGGCTGCAGCTGTTTGTTTCCCGGCCTCTGGTGTTCTAACGAAGTGCAATCCAGACGCATAGAACGCTTGATCTAGTGCTTTGATTGCTGGATTGAGGAACAGCGTCGCACGATTAAGGCCCTTCAACAGCGGAGCTACCTGTGAGTAGTTACCAGTGATTTCCTTCGCTGCATACACAGCCTCGAGTGCAGGAGCACCAGCACCTCGTGCCCTGAGGTACTCTCCAACACGCGATGCTTCTGCGATAGGTGTCATGAGTGTATGATAAGCCTCAAGGAAGTTCATGGTCTTGAGCTGCTTAACCATCACACCTAATGCAGGCCCTTCAGCTGTAATACCCTTGACCTGAATTGCCTTAAGTGCCTTATTCGCACTAAGCACTTCACGTTGTGCGTACAAGCTATTACCACCTCCGCGAGATATGTACTGCTTGTACTCAGGGGAGTTCTTCATAGCTGCATGCCAGCCGTGGAACCAGTCTACTCCAAACCTAAAGCCATACTGGCTGTTAAGAGTTGCTTGCCAGTTGTCACGGAAAGACTGGTACAGCAGAAATACAGGATTAGACACAATACCCTTGCGTGCAACACTAGCTGGAATACCGAGAAGATCCCACATGAGGTCTAACTCCTGGGGATGTAGCGCTCGATAAGCCTCTGCTACATACGGATCTAGTCTGTATGTCTCAATGACTCCATTATTCCAGACAGACATTGTGTTGCTAGTAGGATCCAAATGCACGTCACCAAATGCACTCGCCATTGATGTGGCATTTGCAGTGCTAATATGCAATTGGTTCTTTAGTGCAGTCACCTGTGCATTGAATGCAGCGATGTTTGCTTTCTTACTGTGCGGAGCCCGAGCCATGAGTCCTTCGAACTTTGGCTTATTAGCCTCAAACAAATGCACTAGAGCAAGCTTAGCTTTGTTACGCTCAGCAGCCCTAAGTACCCGAGGAATGTTACTAACCATCGTCTCGAAAGGATTAGCAATCAAGTGAGGAGACTTGCCTTGTGCACGTCCCTTCACAGGGTTCATAGCACCTAGGTTATTTCCCTGCGTACCGATTGGTGCAGGCGCATTAACTGGCTTAGGTGCTTGTCCAAAGATACGCTCCATAGGAGCATACCACTGTTCCTGTGCCATCTGCATACGTGATGCTGGGTCAATAATTCCAGCTGTGACCATCACGTCTACCATAGCAAGGTTTAACTTACGTGCAGCCTTTGCAGCGTCATGGTACTTCTGTGGGACAGAGGATGCAAACTTAGCTGCATCGGCTAACGGAATCGGAGAGTTGCTCTTGCCTAGCGTAGCCTGCTCAATGGTAGTCATCGCCGCCATGAGGTTACCTAGTGTCTCAGTATCCCCATCTACCATGTTAGCGATTTCGACTACACTGTTTACATCCTTTAAGATTACAGAGTTACCATCTGCATCCTCCATCGACGGGCGACCAAAGATAAAATCCTCAGACTGCGCTACCCATCTACCATACATAGCTGCAAGCTTTCCAGGATTTGTTGCAGCAGTAAGCTTACTTCCTCCTGCTTCTGCGGTAAGCTTCTCAATCGCCCAGGAGGGTCGTACGATCTTCTGATACCAAGACTCTAGTCGGCTCAAGAAAGGCACAAACTTAGTTGATCCTTCTTGCTCAGCTGCAGTCTTAACCCAGTCCTTGATCTTGTCTTCACCGGGAAACAGTGGAGATTTCTTTGTGTCGTAACGCATGTGGATCCTACGAACTCCATGCCCAGCACCGATACCTAGCATGAGGCCATAGAACGCATTACGGTTACGTTCTTCATCTGTATCCCCAACCATAGAACCAGTAAAGAATCCAAGTACTCCACCACCGATCTCAGGTGGAAAGCTTACAGTCATAAACCCATTGTTTCTTGTCGGCTTTGTGAGCTTAACGTAACGCTCCTTAGCTTGCATGAACCTCTGGATGTATGGCTCAGCCTGTGCACGTGGCATGGAATTAATCTTAGTCACGATATCCTGCGCATGTGCTTGCAGCATCGCAGCATTCATTTCGTCTACTGGCTTAGTCCACCAAGCAGCACGTGTCTGCGAGTCAATGGTAGTAACATCAATCTCAGGAGGCTTCACTGTGGCAGCAGCAACAGTAGCTGTCTGTCCATCATTGATCTTTGCTCCTGAGTCCTTAGCGCCACGAAGAACTGCAATACGCTCCTCGGACAGTCGAGTGATCTCCTGATTAATCAGCTCAGCCTGTCCCTCATCTGCAGTCACAGCTAACTTGTTTCGCAAGTCTGCCAGTTGCTTCGACAGCACGTTAGCGTGAGTTACTGCCTGCTCGCCTACCACCTCTGCAATTGGCCTACCAGCGCCAGCTTCTTTCATGAGTTGCGCTTTACGCTTAGCAGCTTCGTTGACCATGCGTTGAAGTTCCATCACCTGACGATTAGATGCTGTCTCAGGCACAGCATCTATGGCGTCATTCAGCTGATCAATATGCTCGGTCAACTGTTGCACGTTCATGTCGTCGATAGACATAGGAGTGCCTGGTGCAATGGTAGGTACAGGATCAGCAGGAATTAATCCTTGCTCACTCATGTGTCGCTTGATGCTACTCTCCACTTCCTTGAAATTAGATCCACCTTGACGCCATTCAGTCTCACCAGTAAAACGCCAGTTGTAAAGCTTATCTTTAGCGTTATGATGGTTCCATCCGTAGTTGAATACCTGAACTTCACGTGCAGTTCCGTCAGGCATTGTAACTGTAAGCTTGTACTTCTTTGGCTCTATAATCACCTGGCCAGAAGGAGCTTTTTCTGGAACATCAAACTCAGCTTTCACCTGCTTACCAACCTTAAACACACTAGGTGCGTCAGGAGCAGGTAGCTCAGGCTCAGGGGCGAGAAGTTGTGGAATTTTTGCTGGCTCATCAACAGCAGAAAAAAATCCACGACTTTGTGCCTCAGTAAAGAACCTAGCTGTTAACTCAGCTATGTCATGAGGCTTACCATATCCAGTAGCAACTAACCTATCCATTGCACGCTGAACTGCGCTAAATCCATCAATACCTTTTGTTCCTAGAGTATTCATGTACCCGCGCAATTCTATAGCATCAGCTAGATCATCTAACGGTTTTCCTGTGGTAATAAGCCTACCAACCATTTCCAGTAAACCATCAGTAGTTAGATCTTGACCTGCATCAACAGCAGCACTAGCAATTCTACGAGCTTCTTCAGCAGTAGTATAAGGAGTTTCCTCAATGCCATAAAGCAATTTTTCTTGCTCTGGCGTTAATCGAGATTCAATGTCCTTTACTACCGCTAATGCTTTTGCTACCTCTGGACTAGATGCAGCATAATAAGGAGATTCTAACTTCCTTTGTGCTGCTAACCACTCATCATACCTATCTCCAAAGATAGTACTTTCGAGTGACTTTTCCTCGGCAGTTATTTGGTCAGCGTATAAGCGCCAATCATCTCCTGACATGCTAAGACCTTCTTCAAAACTGATGTGTCTAGCACTAGGCAATGTGTTTGGCGACTTATCCAAAATTGGATCAGGTGCAACAACATCAGGCACGACAGCCTTAGCTGCGACGACTGGCTCAGGAGCAGAAGATCTTACTGCAGCACTAATTTCCTGTAAAGCTCTCTTCAGATAGTTGTCACTACCAGCCATGATGCCAGGAAATCGGTTAGCGAAGAACATGTACCTATCTGCAAGCTCAGGTGTATCTACGCCTCTAACCCTAACATCATCACGAAGCTTGATGATCTGACTTTCTACATTTCCTGGAGTACTAAGACGCTGAATTTTCTGTTCAAGGATTGACCTTGCTTGCGTCAGCTCTTCCATATCTCCCTCAAAATACAACTCAGCTTGAGGATGATTAAGAAGATCTAAATCTTTCTGGATAGCAAAAAGTTCTCTATCCATGTAATTTCCAGAATTAACAATACTACTCAATGTCTGTACACGCTCAACAGCAATAGGAGTAGTTTCTACAGGAGAAGAAACTTTATCTTCCATGCCTGTGTAGCCACTAGCCATCTTAGCTTTAAGCTCATCTAGCTGGGCCTGCACTGGATCAACAGGAGGCGTGCTTACAGGTGGCACCTCTGACGTAACAGGAGGAGCCTCTACTGGAGTTGCTGCAACTGGCGGCACTTCGACAGGTGGCTCGACAGGTGCTACTTCTGCAGGGATCTTAGTTCTATAGTCTGCATAAATAGCCTTCTTCTCATCTGCCTTTAAGTCTTTCCACCTCTTGCTAGGATTCGCTGCTGACCACGCACTAGCAGCTGCTTTGTCAAGCTTCTTATTCTCTTCGAACGCGAGTGCCTTTTTAAGGGCACCTTCGATTTCAGCTTGCGTAGTTTCAAGGCGCTCTCCTGGTAGGCTAGCTGCTTTCTCAGGCTGAACATCAGCTGGCTTCACACCGGGCTTAGATCTCTCCACGATCTTCTGCGCTGGCGTTACTGCAGAGAACAATGCATTAGCACCAGTCGACAGAGCAAACTGTTTGATCTTGTCTTGGACAGTTGCATCTTCCATCGTGGCAGCTTGGAAGGCGTCAAGCGGCACGCCGATGAGAGTCTGTCCACCAACACGCTGCACAACGTTTCCAGTCTGTGCAACACGGATAAGCTGTGCAGCCTTGCTAGCCTGTGGTAGTACAGCCAACAGCCCACGAGCTGTAGCGCTAGTCAGCATTCCGTATCCAGCCATGCCACCGGCAAGCTGTCCAACCACATCACCAGCTAAGCCAGCCTTTCCTTGTGGATCAAGCGCTTCATCAGTTGCAGCCTGGGACTCTCGAGCAAGCTCACGAGCCTTGTCACCAGATCCCTTCCAGCCCACGTTAGCTGCAGCACCTGCGAGGTCTAACAATCCAGCAGACGCCTTAGGGATACCAGCTACCACACCACGAGCTAGGTTCTCAGCAGGATTACGTTCCTCGGTGTCACGGCGAGTCCAACTACCTTGTTCGTTCTGTTCGATAGCCTTAAGCAATCGTGCTTTCTGCTCAGGCGTCACATCCTCACGCTCGAGTAGCGCCTTGTATGTCTCAGTCTGTGCGCTAAGGTCCTCTGCCTCTACCTGACGACGACCTGTGGCAGTAAGCAATCGCTGATCAATCTGATCTGATGGCTTTAACTTCTTACGCCATTCAGGATCATATCCAGCAAGGGGATCACTAGACTGTGCAGGTGTGATCCCGCCTGACTGACGCAATTGCTTACGCCAGTCAGGCTTATACCCAGCAAGTGGATCACTCATTTGGCTACCTCATAAAGGTTAGGATTCCACTGTCCGGTGGCTTTGAGGTATTCACGTTGATCTGCTGTAATCTTACGCTTTCCGCCCATAGCACCAATGCCGCCTGGCACTGGTGTTACTGGACTAGCAGATGGAGTACTTCCTGTAGCAGGAGTGCCTAGGCCAGTAGACAAGTAATCTGATAGCAACTGTGTCGCTTGTTCTGGTGTGACAGATCCTGACAACAGCCCAGCATTAGCTCGTTGGAAGTTAGCAGCAGCTTGCCTAATCTCGTTAATCTGCTGCGCCTTTGCCCTTTCACTAGGACTAATCTTGTCAAGTAACTTAGGATCATTCAACGAAAGAGCAGTCTTTGTGATAGTACTTAGCTCATTACTCATGTTCTTAGCCTGAGTCTCAAGCTTACCAGCTGCATTACTTAGCGCGTTAGCGATGCTAGCAGTCTGGTTTCCTTGCCGTCCTCCAGCTTGAATGGCTGCAATAGACTTACGAAGATCCATTTCCTGCTGCACCATATAAGCATCACGTACAGCCTTGTCAAACGCAGACTTGACTAGCACGTTCTGTTCTGGTGCAGTCTTCATCAACATCTGGCCTTCCTTACTTGCCAAGAACTGTGCGTATCCAGCATCAGCAATTCGTGACAGTTGCTTATCCGACAGACGACCACCTGCTGCATTGATTGCAGCTGAGATATGACGTTCTGCAGAGCTAGCAATGACAGGTTCAAGCTTTGTAAGCAGCGCAAGAGGCCGTGTGGTTTCTTCAAACACTTGATCACTAGCTGCACGAGATTCAGATGCAATAGCACTACGCAAATCCACATCTGCCTTGAGGTTACGCTTTCTGCCCGCCTCTTCTTCAGTTCGAGTAGGTAGCCCAGCTCGTGAAAGTTGCGTATCAGAGAACTGATCCCGCCCACGGAACTTAACTGGAGCAGCTCCAAAGCCACCAGCACTAACCGTCGGCATAACTACATTCTTATCTGGCGTGTTGGCAATTTGTGCCTGCAATCCACCAGCAGAAGGCCCAGTCATCTGAGCCCCCTGAAGCCAAGGAAGTGCCTTAGCGGCTTCCTGCATCTGTGAATTGACTTGTGTGTATGGAGTAAGTCCCTGCGACTCCATCTGCATTAGCATCTGAAGTCCTTGCATAGTTTCTGCACGCTTTTTTTCGGCTTCATCTTGCGCTTGACTCTTAGCCTGCTGGAACGAGCCAATAGCCTGAGATCCGCCTTGTGCGATATAGTCCCAGATTGATGGGACATACATAGGACTATACATTTACTTACCCGCCTTTGCGCCGAAGTAAGCTCCAATGCCCTGACCGATCGGAGCAAGCAACGAACCAGCACCACCAGACTGTACAACCTGATTACCCTGCACACCAGTCGTGCTCATGCCCATCAGCATATTGAGGAAGTTAGCTGCATTCTGCTGACCCATCTGGGCAACAAGCTGCTGGTAACCTTGGCCTAACTGCGCATTCAGGTTGTTCGTGTTCTGGGTCATGTTAGCGTTGAACTGACCCTGATTCATCTGGTTAGCGATGTTCTGTCCTTGAGCGTTGTTACCTGCATTCTGATTTGCAAGCTGTGCCTGTAGCCCAGCACCCATGTTAGCGTTCTGTGCGTTCTGGCCCATCTGGTTGAAACTGTTCCAGTAGTTCAATGCGTTGCCAGCATTCTGCCCACTAGCCTGCAGTCCAGCGCCTTGGTTAGACTGCAATGCCTGAAGTGCATTGTTAGCTCCAGTCGTGCCCAAGTTAGCCATCGTTGACTGATTGGCCATCTGAGCCTGTAACCCCTGTCCAGCAGCCCCAAGATTCAGATTGCCCTGTCCAAGGAGCTGGTTAAGGAATCCCATATCAGCACCTTGATTACCCTGATCAGAGCTAAGCATTCTGTTCGCATTAGCCATTCCAACTTGTGATTCTTGTCCAGCATCCTGAAGCTGACGACCAACTTCCGTCTGCACACCCCTTGACGCGTAGTCTGCAAGCGTTGCTTGTTCGTTGCCAAGTGATCGATTAACTGCTGTACCGAGAGCATTAGCTACTGCTGACCCAGCTCCCATGTTACCCATACCTTCCTTTGCAGCGGCAAGGGCCTCAGCACGACTCTGGCTAAAGGCAGGCTGGAGTTGATCCTTCATGTTGTTGAAGAACGCACTCTTAGCTCCACCTAACTGATCGACACTCTGAGTGTTGTTGTAGCCAGAGCTCTGTGCAGTAGTATCACGCACCTGCCCACGGTTAAACATACCAGGAAGCATCCCTTGAATCTGAGAAGCTACTGACATGTAAGAACTCATGGGATTACCAGCATTCGGATCAATTTGCTGTGCAGTTACCTGCGGCACATTCATAGCAGTAGGACCACTAACAGCACCATAACTCCCAGGCTGGATCATGTTAGGGTTGATCTGCCCAGGCATTCCGGGAAGCTGTGCGTGTTGTGCTTGCACCGGTCCGTCAGGTGCTTGCGAAAAGATCTGATTAAACGATGGATTAGGTCCGCCAGCAGCCCCTGGAACAGGCCCTGAAGGAGTTCTAGTTCCACCGTTAGTCCAGTCGATACCAGTCTGGTTGGGTGCACCAGATGAAAATGCCTGAGGTCCGCCGAAAGCCTGAGCTCCAGGATTACCTTGAGGCTGTGCTCCACGCTCCCACGCGCCAGTCCCACCGCCCATGCCACCAGTAGGTCCACTAGTACGACTGTCTCCCTGCTGCCACTGAACACCGCCTCCTCCTAGTGCAGCCTGCATATTATCACCTACAGGACGCGTATACTGTCCCATGCCACCGCCCTGTGTATTCATGTTACCAGGCGCAAACGCAGGGTTATTCTCTGCCGGCATGCCTCCGTTACCACTCTGCATCCTCTGCCAAGCACCGCCACCTCCCCCACCACCAGCACCTGGCACACCTCCATTCATACCGTTGTTAGGCATACCTTGTGCGCTCATACCACCCTGTGCAGATCCACTAACCTGTGTGCCATACGACGTAGGCACAGGCGCAGGAGGATTCGGGCCACTGGTATACGGACTACCAGCTGGAACTCCACCTTGCTGTGGCTTACCACTATTCATCAACCAGTCGACGAGGCTAGTCCTAAGCCCCTGAATGTCGTTAGGCGTGCTAGAAATACTCTTTGTCGAGCCACCCATGTCACACCTCGTCGGCTAAGATTCCAAGGATAACCTCATTTACCCACTTACCACCAATATACTGCGATTCTCGGGTTAGGCCCTCGCGCTTGAATCCTAATCGTAACGCAAGCCTTATCGTTGCGTGATAGATTTCAGGAATTACTGCGGTAAGCCGATGAAACGCGAACTTTGCTACTACATGACGGAGAATCTCGCGGCAGATAGGAGCTTTGTTGGACAACTGCCGGTCAAAAAACAGGATATGCGCCTGAGGATCAATGACTCTAGACAGATCTGTCAGGTACATGATACCCACAGGTATCCGTTTTTGGATATCTATGACCTCCATCCAGTAGGAATCGGGCAAGGTAATCAATGAAATGTAGTTTTCATGGCTACCTCGGGTATAGTCATTGAACAAGGTCCTATACTTCGACATCTCTTGCCAGAGCCAAGTGATCTTTTCAGGAGTGAACACCATTTCTTTCACTCCCAGATTATCTACGATTACAATATAGTCAACGTAATCGTCACTGATGCTTGGCTGCATTTCAAGTACATCAAGTTCTCCGTCCATGCGGATCTCCGAGAGTCGTAGACAATGGCACTAGCGTCAACGTTATAGATGTAATGCCTAGGTGTTTTGCCTAGGTTATGCTGGACAGTAAATTCAGTGTCTGCCACAGCATCTGACACAACAGTTTTCTGCGTTGCGCGAAGATTCTCTTCTAGAGTAAGCTTATTGTTCATGCCGTCAATGAGCTCTTGAACAGCTCGCTCAATAGTCGAGATTACTCGAGAGATAATCATGTCTGATTGAGCTGACGCGCTCCCTCGATTCCAGTGAGTGTAATCTTATACACACGAAACTTCGCTGAATTCGAGAAGCTAAACTTAAAGCGCACTTGCTTTGCAGTGATCACTTTCTGGATTGTTCCGATCTGGTTATTCCGAGTAAAGTCTGGCCGAGACACGATTGACCCATAGCTACTGTACGTCATGCCTAGGTCAGTTGAATACTCCACCGTAATAACCTTACTTGTACTATACACCTGGTAGTCGACTTCTAGCTCTGTGATTGTTACTAACTTGTTCTTGTTGACCAAGTCAATGTCGTTAGTTACAATAGCAGCGCCTACCACACCACCGTTTGTGTTGACGTCAGTTTCATACACATGCACAGTGTTATCCATTGCAACAAGCATGCCTACACGGTACTGATCCATCATACCAGTGTCTAACGTGCCAGTTAGTCCACTGTAAGCACCAACTAGGTCACTATATGCTGGATACGCAGTACCTACAACAGCAGATATGCTGTTAGGGTACCCGTTATCGTATGTTTCTAGCTCCACCCAAGCCTGAAAGCCGAATTGATACCTATAGATGGTATAATCAGTCTTAAGCCAATACTCCTTTAAGACAGGATTATACTCACCAGCCCATGAACTAGTAGGCTTTCTAAGCGCTACCGTAGCATCAAGGTTCGTATGCTCGATAGGAGATGTGATCAAACCAGTACCAATGGCTTCAATTCCATTCAGGTTTACAAGGTACACATTACTGGTACCTACCGTGACTACACCAGCGTCAGTTCGCTTAACAGCCCTAGCGCATCGTGTATCTACACCAGAATGCAACTGACTAAACACAAATGGTACGTCAAAGTTATCAGTTGCCGACATGAGATCACACGATTCTTGCCTAAAGACGAATGCTTTTCTATCGTCGATAGGAACTACTACAAGTGGGTAGTTGTAAGAGATTGAGTTATTGGGTTGAAGATCTTCAAAGCCAGATCCTAGCCCAGTCCAATTGCTAGATGAAAACTTAACACTCCACTGAATACGCCTGGGCTGTGATGTGAGATTACTTACTACAACTCTACCATTGAACACAGTCACAAACTGAGCATCCTGTGGTGCATCAGTTATACGTGAGTATGTGAATGTGGCAAGGTCAATCTCTAGCATTCCTACCACAGGATTTGTGACTAACAGCGTATTTCCCCAGGGACAGAAACAGAAGTAATCGCCTACAAAAACTCCTGAGATAGTAGGTCCTGTCATCTGAGTAAAGTTACCTCCATCACCACGACGATAGTACAGTCCTTCAGTCGTAACAGCGAACATAATTCGTTCGACTTCTGACCTATAGGAGTACGTAGTAATGATGGTATGTCCAGCCGCGATGCTTGTAGCATACAACACGACTAATCCAGTACTAAGCACACCTGACGGCTCATAGTGCATAGCATTGATTCGCTGTGCAATATCAGCACTACGCAAATGGCTAGCGATCCCAGGACGCATACCTTTAGGCTGCGCCATGATAGGGATTTCTACAGGATTATTTGCGTCAATCTGCGCAAACATCGCAGGGTAAATATCACGACGAACTTGCACTGGTCTAGACATAGGCTAGCACCTTACGCGTGTACTTTAAGGTGAGTCCCTGGAAGCCAAAGTTTGCTGCTCCGGCTGTGGCATTGGTGATTGTGACTTCAGCAAAGTAGAACTGATCTTCTGAGCCTACTGTATCGTTGATAAGTGCTCCCGACGATACAGAGTAGTTACTCTGTGCGTTGACGCCAGTTAAACTTCTCGTGGCAAGCTGTGTTCTCGTTACGGTGCCTGTACTAGCATCAACCTTATACACCGTCACAGCAATTGTGGTGTTAACTACTGTCACACATGCAACTTCTACATCAACTAAGTTGCATTCCCGAGGAACCATGAATCTACCAGACAACGTAACAGCACCACCTGCGCTCGTACGAAGTCCGTAGTTGTACAGCGTATCGAGCGATGTTACTGTGCCAATGATAGCAGTTCGCAAAAAGTTTGACCAGTGAAGATGCTCACGAAATGCAGTTAGGCCATCATCAACTGGATCGGCAGTCCAGTCAGCATTTGAGCCGATTACATCTGCAATTCTTTCAGCGAAGTCTACTCGAATTTCACGCTCCGCATCATCCATTTGATTCTTGGGTCTGTTACCAGACACAACAATCTGCCAAGGTCTTGTATAAGTCATAACGTCTGCGAGATGTTAGCTCGCGTGTAGTTTACACGAATACCTTGGAACCAAGCAGCTGAGGCAGCACCAGCTACCAACGTAAGCTTTAAGTAGTAAAACTTATAGTTGGTAAGCGTAGAATCAACTTGCACAGAAATTGTAGAACTAACTTTCGCTGTCTGCGTTGTGCCTGCCAGCATAGCAACTGTCGCATGCGTGGTGACAGCAACTGTGCCTGTAGTCGCATCAAGATCTTCTAGCACACCAGTCAGTGTGGAAGACGCTCCAGTCCCGCCAAGCACTTCAATTGATGTAATAGTTACTCCTCTAGGTATGATCATCGGACAGTAGAACACAGTAGTAGTTGCCCCATTAGGCGTTACACCATACTGTGTTCCTGCCGCAGCAGACCAAGTAACACCACCTGTAACACTGAGAATGTTGAAGTCTGACCAGTGGTACATGAGGAATAAAGCATCAGAGCCTATTAAAGTAACAGGATCTGTAGCCCAGTTTCCTGCGCCTAACAGTGTCTCCATGCGCTCTTGAATATCCAAGCGAATCTTACGCATGTCAGCAGCTGCACCAGCAGATGAATCTGTGTTAGCTGGTGTAGTAGTACTCCATGTGTTTGTGTAGGACATAACACCTCAGCTAATCTAAGAGTTTATCGACTAACCTGTCGATGTTATGCGATATGCGAGCAATGCTTTCACGCAACGGGTCAAGATCCTTAGAGTCAGCTTTACTATCTCTAAGCTGCCGGAGCTCTGCGTCATGGCGATCTAGCGATGGCTTAACTACCCAGTAGATGAACAACGAAACAGATCCACTCACACCACCACTAACGATAACCTCAGTAGGTGATGGTAGATTAGGTGCCTGTAAGGCAAGCAAAGCAAGATCACCAACAGCTGCACCAATCGCGAAGAACTTCGTCTGAATCGTCACTGATAGTCAAAATCCCGAACCTGGGATCCTCCAGAGTTAGGCATGAATTCTGCTGCTTCATTGAGATCCACAGATTCTTGATGCGCTTCGTTTGGCTTAGTCTGAAGCCACGTTTGCCAAACGCTATAAGCATACTGTGCCTTCGGGTAATCGAAGTGTTGATCAAACCAGTACCATCTAGCCAGCAAGCAAATACCCTCATGCCAAGGCTCACTGAGAATAGGTGTGTCACCAGAGGCTGTTAGCTTGGTAGGCTTGATCTTTGTGACAAACTCCATTGCGTAGATAGCATCTGGCTTGGGGTAGATCGTAACAGTTGAAACATCACGATAGTACCTCTTAGGCCGACCAGTTGCTGGCGATGTGCTAGATGAGTCATCGTACACGTTCAGCATGTTGAAGTCGATCTTACGTAGCTTATACCCATGAGTCTTATTCCATACAGACAGCAACCACAAGTCTGTAGCAGCTAAAGCATAAGACTGTGTACCTACCACAGTGTTAAACGCTGTACGCGCTAACAGCTGTGGTAGGTTATGAGTATCGCAGATACGTAAGTATGCTTGGTTCAGTCGGAGAGTCAATTGCGCATCTGGAACATCTGATGTAGTCGGCTCACCGAGTAGAGTGCGCAACTGAGTCAACATCTCTGTATGTGTCATAGTGGCATCCCCAGGAACTTAAGCACAAACATAGCAGCTTCAGCTCTACGTCTGCGATCAAGGTTAACAGTTGACCCGGTAACAGTGCCTGCGCCAGCAGACTCAAATGTCCACACAGTAGCAGCAAAAGCTGCACTAACTACCGATCGAGTGTTCCAGTTGATCAACATGGCTACACCTGCGTGAAGATTGTAGCAGCTGCCTGGTTACATGCAGTAGCGTTGCCAGTAAGCGCAACAACATCTGCATTTAGTTCAGTAGCAGTAAGATTGAACTTGTAGAACCCATCAGACACTTCAGTGACAGCCCCTGCAATCGCAGCAAATGCGCCACCGTCCTTAGAGACTTCTACTGTTACAGTCTTACCAGTCGCTGGGCCACCAGCAGTCAACTCCATATACATCATGATGTTAGACTTGGCGGTGTTCTTCTTAATCGCAGTCACTCCAGCAGCAGCACCACTTGACACGACGTTGACACCCAGCTGCGCAGTCGCTGTGTTAACAGTAGCACCAGCGACATGCGTGAGATCTGCAGGAGTCTGCGTGAGGTCAATGTAGCAACCAATGACCACCATACTAGTCGCTGTACCATGAACCAAGCATCCAGCAGAATTAGATGCACATGCAGCATCTGGCAAATCAAGCCGATAGTACCCATTACCAATGTGCTTCATTCCACCATCAGAGTGAGCATCATTCAGGTTAGTGAGATTAGCTTCCGTGATAGCAGTTGATGTAGCACCTTCACGCCGATACTCGAGCGCAAGTCCAGCTGTAGCAGCAGTAACACCAGTCTCTGGCGAGCCGTCGGTAGAGTCAACAATGCGAATCACTACACTAACATCAGTTGACCCTGCCTTTCGCGTAATGTTTTGCATTGTCAGTTATCCCTCGTAGTGCCGTTGTAGGAGTCTCTTACCGCTAGACCCAGAAGATTCACGAAGACGAATTATTGCTGCAGGACCAGCAGGAGCATTAGCCGCTGACCCAGAAGCTGTGAGAGCAAACGTCTGTGCGCCAGACGATGGCCCTGTGTCGATGGTATTTACGCCAAGGATGTACCTAATCGCAGTTCCAAGGGCAACTGCAGTGTTAAACTTACTAGCATACGTAGCAGTAATGCCAGCACCAGTCAGAGCCTGTGCAGAGATTGTATAGTTGTCTGTGTTCAGACAAGCGATACATATAGCCAGGTCGCTAGTAGTCAAACCAATGTCAGAAGCAAATCCCCAAGATACTGCGGTAGTTCCACCTGCGTCAAGAGCTTTAGTGATGGCAACTGTAGTATCCCATCCAACTGTGGTGTGGAAAGCAATCATCCTACCAGCCATCACATCAGCTGTACCGCCAGTTAACGTCACAGTTTGATTGCCTGACTCAGACCCAGTTGCAGCTCTCTCATACACGCCAAGTAGAACTTTACCTGCATCATTACTACCGTCAGACCCAGCGCCAGCTGCGAATGGAGTAAATAGCGAAGTCCACCCAGTTGCAGAAAGGTCTGGAAAAGTGTGATTAGATCTTTTTGCGTAAACAGGCATAAGGATCTTATCACCTGCAGTCAGCCCAGTGATGTATGGAACATCAACTGTAGCTGCGGCAGCGCTCGCGGAAGTTCCGCTGCTAACGAATGTAATAGACATTACTGTGGCGCGAAGTCTGTGTAAACAGTAGGAGTGCGCATCGTGGCCGGACCTTGCGGTTGACCAGGCTGCGCCATGATCCATGAGGCCACTAGATTAGCACCAATGATCTCACCCCAAATCTTCCATGTCCATCCGAGAGCACCGCTACCACCACCTGAGTGATAGACAGTTGCCACGTTGATGACACGCTGATACCAAGTGGAGTAAGCTGTGCCATCAGGTGCATTACCGCCGTAGTACTTCGCAACAAACGCGAACATCACTGCCCACATGGGAGTTAGCCATGTGTAAGCACTACCACTCGACTCATCGGGCTGGGTAGCGTAAGGAACACCCCAGCGTGGCTGATCCAGTGAGTACGTTACACCACCATACGTGAATGACGTAGCGTCTGAGCCCTGTGCGTATGCAGTTCCACTAGCCGACTTTGCGCACAGAATAAAGCGATCAACTTCTTCCTTAATGACAGGAGGTAATCGCGAATCTGCATGCACCATGAGGTAGTAATCAACCATCTGCCGGCCAACAAGACCACTCTGGAAGAATGGCCAGTTACCAGTCGCGCCAGAGCCAGATGCTGTGTGGCGATGGTCTACGAACATAGCACCAGTACGCCAACCAGTACCACCTGCATTTTCAACGTAGCGATTTGCTAGTGCGTGTGTCCATGCGGCAGTCATCTTTGTAGTGTAGTCAGACGTAGAAAAGCCGCCTCCACCTGACCCATTCACTACACGCGTGGAATCCATGAGCATCGCAATCCACATATAAGGCATCGCAGACAGATCATTGCGAGGTGCCCAGTAGACAGCGCTCGATCCGAAGCGGCTATACCCAACGTTTGCGAGTGATCCAGCATACATTGCCTGTTGCGCTCCATACCCAGGCATTGCATGAAACTGTCGCCAGCCCGTCAGGTAATATCCGCAGAACCAGTTCCAGTGCCGAATACGCTTAGCTTCCGCACTGATAAGCTGCTGGTTAGCTGGAACTGTAATTCCATCGAGATTGAGCGCCGGAGTCCAGCCGCTGCTTGGGATAGAGTACAGTACATGGTAGCGAATGCGCGACATTGCTTGTGTATAGAACTTAATGTCACCAGTCCTACACCACATACCAACTAACCCACGAATCATATCGTAGTCAGATTGTGCACTCTGATCAGTTGTTTCGAGGTTCTTTAGCGCCTCAAAACGACTATCAGCATACGCACCATACAGCTTGTAACTTGCCGCATCATCTTGAGTTGCTGGAATCAGCGGCATTCCTGCTACCTGTGTTTGGCACAAGTACGAAGGGTCGGTAGGAAGCATGTATGCGTTGATCTGATAAGGACTAACTGATGTGTTCCATAGCACACTATCCGTCACAGGAACATGCGCAATGTCAGTAGTCGTCCTTACGCTACCTAACCTAAACTCTGCAGCGATCGGAGTTGTGTTGAGGATGTTGTAGTAAAACTGCACTAACACAGCTCGAAGGGAGCTATCGTTATGTGCTCCCCGCAGTGGTGCTGTGTAGATTGCCTGCTCGACACCACTCACAAACACACGAACTTTCCTAGCAGTTTCCTCAGCTGTGGTAAGATCCCCTGGCCGCAATGGAAGCGGAATTGACACAAGCACATTACCAGGAGATGCACCAATGATCCCTACAATCGCAGGAATTGACGTGCGAGATACCGCCTGCGCTGTGACGTTCAGCGTAAGCGTAAAGGTTTTAGGTGAATCGACTGCGGCAGAATCTAGGATTGGGATACTGGCAGTGAATGGAGAACTCGCATTAAGCAAGGCGCCGGCAGTGGCGTTGATCGTCACGATGTGGCCAGCGACTGACGTAGTGATTACTCCAGCAGCAGTTCCAGTGATTGTGCCAACAGAAGTCGTTCCAAGAGTTCCACCATTGCCACTAATCACTGTGACAGAGGTGGATGCAATGTTGAGTGATGCTTCCTCAACTGTTAGCGTAGCTGTGCTGTTTGACAGCGCCATAGTCACAGGCGGCGCAACAGCAGCAAGAACATTGAGTGTTACTGTCACACTCTGCGGAGTGTTAGTTGCTCCAGCAGAAATAACTGGCACAGTCGCAGAGTATGGTGAACTAGTATCCGTGAGGGCACCAGCAGTTGCTGTGATATCAAGTGCATATCCACCAGTAATGCTGGACACAACAGTCGAAATTCCTACAGCACCTGTACCTGTGATGGTACCTACAGTCGGAAGCTCGAGTGTCCCGGCATTTGAGCTAGTGATAAGTACTCGAGTAGTTGCCGTGACAGCAGAACCTTCCTCGACAGTCAACGTAACAGCGGAAGCATCAAGCTGAATCGTTGGCGTGGTAGACGTGGGTAGCGCAGTCGCTATGATCGTGATATCTACAACTTCTGACGTCGCGTTACCATCGCTGAAGGTAACTGTGCCGGTGTTGGTTCCTAATGAGAGCTCAGCGGTATCAACGGACAAATCCCCACGCCATCCAGTTGAGGATCTCGTGAGGGTTCCGCTAAGCCAGCTACCACCAGAGACTGCGAATTGCACACCTGACAGCGATCCAGGTCCTCCATCAGTTGCAATTACATATCCGACAGTCAGTGTTCCAGTGTCCTTATTGCACGTGACAGTGATCGAACTTTTATCAACTACAATGGAACTTGCAGCTGGAGCACCTGCAGATGGCGCTCCGATTCGAAGAACACCAATGCGGCGTAGGTACATACTAACCTACCCTGAATGCATAGTCGACAGCGACTGATCCTGCGGTGTGAGCGTAATCCAAGATCACATCATCAGCATCTGCTCGAATGTAGTAATCGCCATCAGCTGTAATGGCTGTACCAGCCCCGACAGTCGTATCGGTAGCAGCATTCTGATAGATGCAAGTAACACCACTAGCAGTCCCACCAGCAATTCGCTTCTTGACTGTGATAGCACCAGTCCATCCTGTACCGCGTACAGTCAACTTACAAGTTCCAATCCCATACCAGCAATAAGGATCCAGGTTGTTACGCAGGACAATTCCTGCTTCTGTGGTGTCTAGCACCATAGGCGTATGCTTACCTGGAACCTTTACTGGTGCATGCACGTTAGCCATGGAAGCACCTCATCGAAGGTATACTCTTGCGCTAATACGAGTTGTCGTAGGTGCATCTAGTCGAAGCCTGTACCGAGAAATATTCTCAGGGAACTGGTGCTGCTGTGCTGATAGTTCAAGTTCACTGATCTGATGATCGTGTGACTCCAACTCCAACACAGCAGCACCACTAACCTCGATGGCATATTCCGTACCAATGGAGCAGATCCAAGGGCCCACAAAAGGGCCTGTTGCGCCAGCCAGCGCTATTCTGTATGCCATACTTATCCAAAATTGGATTAGTAGATTGTGGAGAGGTCTTCAACCACATACGCCACTTCAAAATCAAGCGCACCATTCAGTGCACTGTTAGGCGTATAGGTACCTCTGGGATCAGCAGTGGAAGCCGTAGATGCAGCCACCAACACACCAGCAGTAGGAATAGCGCCGTCCTCAGCCTCTGCGACAATCTGCACCATCGCACACTTGAAATCAAGGCCAAGAACCTTACCATTACCTACAATGATAGTGTTAGCACTTGCATTAGCCGCGATCACCTCCGTAATGGAAGTAACTGTGTCAAACGCCTTCTTGCCGGTGAACGTCTTGGTAGTACCAGTGGCAGCCACAGACCATGCCTCAGTCAACGTACGACCCATGCGAGTACCAGTAATAGTACCAGACATGGCAACCACTGACGATGCATGCGTGACTGTAATCACCACATTACGCGCAGGCGTAAGGTACGCAATGCTACTAGTAACAAGCGAACCATTAGGCGTTAGCGTAGTAGTTCCAGCGGATGAGGCACCTGCATGTGCCGTAACGATGCCGTTAGTCACAATAGCCGATGGATCGGTCCAAGATTTCTTGATCACGCGCAGCGGCTGGCAGGTGAGCGCGACATTATCATCACGCTCATACTGCCCACTCGCTGTGGGAGGGTTAACCATAGCGTTAGCCGGGTCCCTCCCATACAGGTATGAAGCGCTAAGAGGACTCATGGTTAGACTCCAGTGCTCCCGTACACGCCACGCCAGTCACCGTGACCAGAACCCTGACGCTGCATGAGCTTGAACAACGAGTCACCACTGTGGAAATCGTCACCAGCCGTAAACTCCGGGGCCTCACGAAGGTAGTAGTTCATGTCGTGATTGTCAGCCACGACAAACCACGCATCTGGGTCCGTGATATAGTGCGACAGGTGAGGAGTGAGTCCTTCCTTTGCGATCTGGTTGATATCGTTCAGGTTCGACCCCGGAATGCTGGGCGTGCGCAGAACCTGATTGACCATCCAGTGGTCTCCGATGCTGTGAACAACCAGCTTCGGGATGAACACGATGGGCATGTTGCTTTCATCCACAAGGTTGTGGAAGTGCTCGAAAGCTGCCTGCAGCGGCAACAGCCCGAAGTCTACATCGGTAACAGGACGATTGCCGATGGTACTACCAGCACGCAGAAGCACGTGTGCGGTGGAGAGCAGCGGCAGGCTATCCCAGCCCAGGTACGCTGCACCAGTGTTCGTAGCGTTATTCAGGATGGAGTGCATGATGAACTCCTGAGAATTACGCGCAGAACGACCGAGGGCAGCTGACAACTTGCCACCAACGATGCCGTACAGATTGTCACGCTTCATCTCATGCGTGATGCGATAGCCCAGTGCATCAGTACGGAACTTGTACCGCTTCACACTTCCTTCGATGATTTCCTGGTACGTGACAGAACCACCTTCGGGCTTATACACCAACGACCCGAAGCCAGCGATCGGGAAATCCTCTTCCCAAGCTCGCTTAGAGGACTTCTTGTTAGTAAGCTTAGGCCCCTCAAGCGGCCGCTCCTTGTACGAGTTCATCACGACTCGCATATACCCAGGAGCCAGCTGCTTCGCGTTTGCTCCGCGATTGATTGCCATTTGTCAGTTCTCCTTAGCTAGCGACAGCGTCGAACTGGCAGTAAGTTGCCAGCACCTGAACGAACCAGATAGCGCCGTCAAGCGACTCAGCCGCCGGCACTCCACCAATAACAAGAACTCGAGTGTTGGAAGTCGTGGTAAGGACCTTCCACACACCACTTGCGGACTTCGTGATATCCAGCGAATCACCGATGTAGCTAGTTGCAAAGTCGGTGTCACTCGGCATCGCGATAACATCATCGGCCTGCAGCAAACGAATCGGCACCTTAGCCGACGGCACGAGATCCTTATACGTATAAGGCGTCTCGGCCAGCCCAGCGATCAGCGACGGATTAGCTCCACAGACCTTCATCGTGTCGGTGCTCGTGTCGTAGAACACGAAATCACCACGGTAGAACAGATCAGTTCCATCAGGCTCGTACTCATTAACCTGAGCGGAACGAATGTTCTTCGCGTAGTAGGGATTGAAAGCACTCATCGTGACATTGCTCCATTGAGGATGTGGCGAGGATCGACGTTCAGCCCATGCTGGTCTCGAAGCTGTCGAGCAACGGACTCAGCTGCATTCTCCATCTCACGCACATGAGCACTCTCACGAAATGCTGTGATCTTATCAACATTCGCTTTGAGCTCTGCATGACGTTCCTTGGATACACGCATAAGAGCGAACTCATCACCAAGAGTGCGTCCGCCTTCTTCAGTCGGAACTTTCTTATACCCATCCTCGATCTTCGCAGCAGCCTTCTGCGGATCTCGGATGTTTACGAAGCGATAGACGTTATCAGGATCCTTTGCTTCAACGTCTGACGCATCGAGCATCTGCGCGCGCGGAGTCCGAGGCCGCGCGCCAGGAACTGACTTTGCCTCGAGGTTGTTGAGACGAGCAATCTCAGCCTCAAGCTCTGCCTTCTTTGCTGCAACTTCATTCCTATGCACAGTGGTCCCGTCAACCTGAGTATTGCCAGTTTCAGGAACAAGGGCATCAAGCTTCGTGGTCTGGTTAGCCATTGGTCGAAAGGTAATTGGTGAATCCCTTCATGTCGCGAACGTACTCGTCAATGTTCTTGTAGATCCCAGCGTCGATCATGTTCTGCGCAACAGCGCGGGTAGTATCGTCAATGACGAAACTATTACCAGCGTTCGGCCTAGTAGGAGTAAATCCACCTGGAACATTCAAAGCCTCACGCTCACGAGCTCTTGCAGCCATACGAGCTTCGACGAGTTTCTCAGTGTTCTTATCGTCACCCTTCACAAACCTTACAAGGTGATCCCAACCTTGGACAGTGCTGAGTGGATTCTTGTCCGGCAGCTGGTTTGCAAATTGCTCAATCTGATCCCCAAAGAGTTCAAACTCGAGAGGATACTTTCGACGCGCAGCATCTTTCGCAGATTCATGAGCGGAGTTAGCAAGAGGACCTAGCCGAGCTTCGAAGTGCTGTGCAGCCGCTGCGATGCCTTGGTTCTGGCTAATCTCAACTGCCTGCATTCGCACTTCAGGATCTTCACTGTTAAGCATTTCACGCAGTTCATCACGTGAGAACCACTTCACCGTCTGCTGCGGCTGCGGTGCAGAATTGCCACCTGCACGATTGAGCAAGTCCATACGAGCAGACTCGCTAATACGCAGAGCTTCACGCATAGCTTCAATGCGTGCATCAGTGGGATCTTCAACCTTCGCAGGAGGAGTTAATTCCTCGGCCTTGGGCTGAGGCGTAGGCTCATCTTGCGCACTAAGCGCTTCTTCGAGGTCGAATGCGATGGGGTCACTCATTGTCCAACTCCTTTATCATGGTGTCAATAGCGTCCAAAACCGCACTATGCGATTGGACCTTGCCCTGCAGCCATCGGAGGCTGCGGGGGCATTCCTCCGTTACCATTAGGTGCTGGCATTCCTCCTTGAGGAATAGCACTCGACCCAGGAACAGGAGGAACGTTGGGTTGCTGCGGAGCTCCACTAGCTGGTCCCTGAGGACTTCCTTGTGCTCCGGGCGTAAGAGACGTAAGGAAGTCCTCGAGGTCGGGGAGATAATCCTCTGGATTTCGAATGTCATACTTAGTCAGTAGCTCCTTGAACATGTTTCTCGCGGAGGTCATTACTTCAGCGATCAGGGCAGTAAACTGCGGCATCTGCATAGCACTTTCAGTTGCAAGCTTACCTACCTCGATAACCTTCTGAAGGTAGTTCATCATGACTTGAATGATAGAAAGCTGCACCTGCTGTTGAACAGATCTGTTATTAGCTGCATCAGTGGCAGAGAGGTCAATAGCAAGTAGACCATGCAGGTTGTCGATATCTACTTGATCAAAGAACTCAGTTAGCTGATCTGCCACATCCTCACCACCGAATACGATATCCTTCACATCCCCGAGACCGAACTGAATCCACAGCGCCATAGATAGCTGCGCAACTTCTGACAAACCAGCGCGCAGGTTCTCCATAACTTCTTCCACGCGTCGAGTTCCTTCCTGAATCAGCGCGAGGGTAGAAGTAGCAGTGGCTCTTGATCCGATGATAGGAGACTCACGACCAGTGAGGTAATCGCTAACACCAGTGCGTTTCTCTGCAAGTCCAATGATGTTCTGACGCTCAGTGAGTGTCGAAGGGTACACATCTGAGGCTGCCGTGAAGGGAATAAGATCCTTTGAAGGATCAGCCACCCTAAACACTCGTCCGGTGTAAAACTTAGGCCTAGCCTCGATCTCAGCGTCCTTACTCGCAATCAACATACGGATGTTGGCAAGCATGGCATTCGCGAGCGCTGACCGATCCCAGTCAGTGAGCATCTTCTGGAATGCAAGCGTCATCTCCACAATTCCGATGCCCCACAGAGAGTCATTTGTGACTGTGTAGGGAATCAGTACATAAGGCTTCTTCTGATGGAAGTAGTAGTTAAGCCTATGCGACAGGAAAGTTCCTGTGTCTTTGTGGTAGATGATACTAAGTTTGTAATCCTTACCCTTGTAGAAGTAATCACACCAGATCTCGTAGACCTCAAAGAACTTATTCTGGTGGCCTGGGTCGATGTAGTTAGCAGAGTCCGCACGTGCGGATTCGAGGGCATTAAGTGCGTTAGCTGTCTCTTGTCCCAGGAGGCGGTCTACTCCTACCACATCACCAGCGATCTCGCGTCGCTTGAGTTCTTGGTAGGTAATGCGGTGACGCTCTACGACGATAGGACAGTCTTGCAGGTATTGGTAGTGCGGAGGCACCATGAAGTCGCCAATGCTCACACCGAATACCTGAGGTCCATTGAATGAGGTGTACTTCACATCCTCAGTTTTCCAGCTATCACCCTTTACGTACCTACGAGTGTTACAGACCTCACGATGCTGGGTAACCTTGAGAACCATAGTCCCGTGCTTAGCGAACTCAAACAAGCGCGGGACTAGTGTCTGTCGGAGCTTCATCTGATGCTTTTGGTAGTACTCCATCCACTGCTCGAGTGCTGGTACGTAGCCAAGGTACGATTTGCGTAGACCCTTGTACACAAACACTGGGGATGCCTTGAAGATTCCAGTGTCCAGTCGTGCTACGATAGGATCAACAGCCATAGCAGAGAGAGGCACTACATGCCCCGGAGCTCCGACGAAAGGCTCTTCCTGAGGGCCTAGGTCAAGCGCACGATATGCAGTCTCTTGATCAGCCCACTCGACTACCTTCTTGTCATGCGCAGATTTCAGATCCTCAATCCAAGCATCTAGCCAGATCTGTAGCGCAGACATGTCATCCTTATTCCACCCGAGCATAGCTTTAGGAACTTGCTCACTCATTTCTTTGAGCGCTGATTCCTTACTATCCTCCATGACTGCATCATAGTCATCTAGCGGAATAGAATACGCAGGACCGGTCATGCAACTCTCCCGTTGAAGACTTCCACAATCGACGGGAAGTCATTGTCTTTGTCTGGATCACGACCGAGGATCTTAGCTACGATACGAGCTTCCTCTACATGACGATTATTCATCACACGAGGAGATACTTGATTGATGAACAGCTGCAAATGCATGGACAAAGAGTCCACTAAGTCATCGAACTCTCCCAGTGGGAAATCTGCCATTTCATTAATGAGCATTTGCTGCCGAGCGTGGACATAGAGACGGTTCCTCGCCATGATGGGCTGAAGACCTCGAATGCGAGTCTCTTTCTTACCGATAGCCTTGACAGGCTTAATGTGGAAGTACGCATCCTGGCGTTCTGCTTCCGCACGTAGAAACCACTTAAAGGCCTTTTGGTAAGCCACGTCCTCGATCCCAAAGACGCGAGGAGTGAAGCGCTGCTTGACGCTAAACAGGTAGTCGATAAGCTGCATTGGAGTGCAACGTTTCGCCCAGGCGTCGAGTACGACAACATCATGGTTGTAGGTTCCTACGGTTGTCACAGCGTTGCGGTCAGATGAAACTGTCTCTGCAGGCGCAAGGTCAACTGCCGTTGTCACATCGAGGTCACGCAGCGCAATGATCTTCACAGGATTGTTGCTGGCGTCACGTAACTCGATATGTGTCTCACTACCGTCAACGTACTCCCACCAACCAAGGTCCTGGATATTGAGGTCTTGCAGTTCCTCATTACGAGGGTTATTCATCATGAGGCAGGAGAACTTATACGGGGTCATAGACCTCCGCATAAGTGCTAGTGTCTCTTCGTCGATGAGTTCAGGGAAGATGATCTTCCCATCCTCGATGACAGCACGGACGAGCTTACCTAGCGCTGTGCCGTAGACTCGTTCGTGATGCGAGTACACATCATGCAAGGCCCATCTGGTACCAACTAACCAAAAGGAATCGTTCTTCGGCTCCGACATGAGGTTAAGCAACGCACCCATACGGTCGATAGTGTCCTTCATGACCTTATCAGACTTAATAGCTTCTTCCGAGATAGGGTCATCAAAGATCATGTGGGTGTAGTGCCGTGAGGTCATGGCACCTGTCATCCCAATGGTATCGAAGGTAGGCTCTGGGTAGTAACCCTGTCGGTTGAGGTCTAGCTCTGAGTCATTCCATCTGATTGAGCGAGTGTCCTTCGGAATCACATGACCGTACAACGCGCGGAACAAGCGATTCTTCTCCATGATCTGACGCTTGGACCTGAGAAATCGCTGAGCGTTAGTGGAGGTCTCATTCGCTATAAGGATGCGCTGCTCTGGGTCACGTACCCCGTGGCGCAGTCCTCCAGCGATAGTGATAGTCGAGGTTTTGTAGTGATCTCGCGGATACAAGATCAACTTGAAACGCTTCTTGTTGTGATCAATGAAGACACATACTGGTCCGTGACAGGACTCAGTCAACTTTGTAAACCCACAGATATTCGCAAAGACGAACAAGTTACCAAGACCGAGAGCTGCGATATCACGTCGCTGGTCCTCTGGGAGCTTGGTAATAGTATCGTCCAACAGCGGCATATCAACGGGGTGCATCAGCTTCTACCTTGATGAAGTCCCCTTCAGCAGCTTCAGGGTACTGCTCACGGAGCTTAGCTCCCATGACCATAGCTTTGGCCAACGCTTCCACGTCACGGCCAGAGATGCTAAACGATTCAGTCTGGACCTTGGTAACCTTAGAGGTTTCCTTCCCTCGATCTGCGAGGTCGATAGCAGCTTTGAGTCTCAACGCAGGCTGTTCTGCATCCTCCATCATACCGCCGATGACTTCCACCGCCCTGCGAGAGAGCTGCTCAATCAGGACAGATGTGTTGATCGTTCTGTTACTAATCGCCTCATGCGCTGACTCGATGTATCTAATTCCAGCAGGTGACTTCGCATTACCATGTAGCGTCACTGGGCTAATACCTACTGCCTCAGCAGCTGCCTTCTTCGTCGACACAGCTCCTGTCAACCACAAATCCATAGCACGTGCCACCGCTGGGGACAGCGTTTGCCTATGCCCCCAGATCCTGTGCATCGCAGTACCAGGCTTATGTGGCTCCACGTGAATGTTGCTCATTCCAATCCTCGGCGGTGCAATCTCCATACCACCAACAATACCACACCTACCCCGAGTCCACAACCCCCTACCCACACCCTTATCCAAATTTGGATTACTGACAATGTTCAAAAGTTGTGCGCGGAGTTGAGGTGGTACCTGGCACCGACCGACATCTACGCGCGGGGATGTGGGGGTGGGGGGGTGGCACGGCGCGGGACACATGTTGACAATGCGGGGGAAAGGTGTATATTGCCCATGTACCAAATGAACATGATCGACGGCGCACGGGGGATTATGGAACGCACGGCGGTACGCACCGCACGGCCAATCCATTCGCCGGGTTCCCCACACACATAACAATTTATTGGGTCCGCCTCACATGCGTGGGGTGGGGACCGCTGTTTGACAATTGACGGTCGCGCGTTGGTTGCGGGGTTGCGGTGCACGGTGCGTGCATGGCGGTGACCTGACATACAAACAACCAACAACGGGGATATTGATATGACGCGCAATTGGGTGGAACTTGGGATCGAATGGAAGACGGAAACCGTTGCCCGGCAAATGGGCGAGCACCGGTCCGACCGTGTAGCTTTCCGTCATCCCGCGCAAATTCCGATCCCGTCGGACCTCACGAAAATCCGTGGATGGGCCGGTGACGATCGGGTGTGCGCTTGGATGAACGCTCAGGGCTGGCGTGTGCCGGCGCAGGACGTGAACCGGGCGTACCTCGAGGAATGCGCTGAGGGGAAGGTGTACAACGAGGAGGAACTCCGCGAGCGGGTGTACAACCGTCTGGCCGGCGTACGGAACTCCGGTGGCGGTGGCACGCGGACGATCACCGTGGTGAAGCGTCCCCTTCCCGACGGCACGATGTACAACGGGACGGATGAGGTGGAATACCGCCAGATGTACGTGGCGGGGCTCGTGGACAAGGGTGTGCCGACTCCGGTGGCAACGATGATTGCCCAGGGGCTGGCTTGGTAGTGGCATGACCCCCGTAACCAACGCGTGATATGAGGGGGACCGTGGGCATATGCGCCTGCGGTCCCCTTTTTTGTGTCCTGGAGTGCCATTGGGAAGGTTACGCATACGAGATGGTTTAGCCTAGAAGTGGTTAAGCTACTTAGGAAAGCCAGACAGACAACCAGACAGGTGACTGGTCCCCTATGCGTGCAAGTGTAACAGTCAGCCAATTGGAAGTAGGTATATATGTGTCTGAAAAAAAAATTTTTAAGTAACAAACAAGAAGGGACACAGGGACACACAGGGAAACACTTGAACGGGTAGGGGGCCAGATACCTGTCTGGCTGGCTGGCTGGCGGGCGGGCAATGCCAAGCGATCTACTCATCCAAATTTGGATAAGGGGGAGATGCATGGGATAGTGGTGATGGCATACCATTGCGTAGTGGGGTACCTCATGTTATGTTGTGGTGTGGATGGAATGGCTCACACACGCGGGGGTTCTATGGATGGAAAAACCTTGGATGGCGTGATCTTGGCGATGTGCACCGTGGACCACACGGCGCATCAGGTGACGAGGGTATCCCTCGGGGAACGCACTGCGTTGTCACCTCGGACATGCAAGCAATGCAAAGATCGTCCCTTGGATGGGATCTACACGGTGGTGACGATCTCGGGAACGCACTATGAGCCACTGTGCGATCGGTGTGCGTTTCTCATCGCACCTCATCGGCTGTTCTTCGGTGTGCGGTTTGTGAAACTCGTGACGTTGTACCTTCGGGTGACTCGGGAAGGATCTGACTGGCAAATCAACGGGGGAATCTCATGAAAACGAAAGAAATTAAAGCAGTAGCTGTGATGCAGCTTGAGGGTTTAATGAGCAACACAGCAATTCAGGCACAGGGATTCACGTCTCGAGCAGCAGCACATCGGTGGGTGAAATCACAGTTGATCTACCTACATGGTGGAACTAGCCGTGATATTCAGGTTGAGATAGGTATTCTCAAGAATCAAATACTAAGTAGGGTCACAACATCATGTGGCCCATGCTGGGGAATCGTGGTAGATGCGTGCTGAGGAGATCTAACATGACAGACACGATCTACATTCTATATTACGTCTACCCAACGCACACAGTACAGGAAAGAATCAGCTTCCTAACTGAAGATGATGCGAAAAAGCGTGGCGAGGCGTATGTTAGCAAGGCGGAACGCTGGGATGGAAGGAAGTTAACATTCAAGATAGTGCCTTACACCCTGAAATATGAAAAGGTCTAACATGGCGAACATCTGGAAGATCCAAGAAAACAAGGATGCGCAGGAAGTGGAGTTGTTCCTCAACGGGTCGCTTGAGGTGCTCTTCGACGCGGAACCCTCAGGGCTCAAGGAAGCGTGGAATGCTGTGAAGCTGTGGAAGAAGCCAGGGGATGAGATCTTCATTCACGTAGACACGATGCAGAAGCTCACAACTCTCCGGGGGAAGTGATGCACTACGAAATTAATGTGGCTTGGCAGGGGAAGCACTTCTTCGCTACTGCGGAGAGATCCCTGACTAACCCAGACGACGCAGCAGATGTGTACTCGGCAATTGTGCAGAGGTTTCCCCGCGAGGCAGGGTTCTCTGTCACGATTCGCAAGTGGGAACTGTACTGGGAGAGACGTGGCACAGGAAGTGGAGGATTACCTTCGCAGGAGGCCCTAGCTATGTGGTGCTACGTGGTGCTGTACGTGGTGGGAGCCACGGACAAGGGAACGATCTTCGAGTTGGGCAGTGTTCACACGACTCGGGGAGCAGCTTTGCGATATGCGACGCAGAACGCACGAGGTCGGGAGTTCCAGGTCTCCCCGAGGGCGTTGCTCTCACAATCTGACGAGGACTAGCACATGTTTATCGCTGTGGAGCGTGATAAGAAGTACTACGTGGTAGATGAGTACGCACTCTCCTGGTTCATCAGGAACTTTGGATGGTGGTACGTGATGGACGGAGATCTCCACCAAGCAGCGATCTCCTGAGCCGAAAGGGGGCTAGGCACCACCACCCCCTCGTGTGGAACTAATCTACCACACCTGATGAGGCAGATTACCTCAAACAACGGAGAGCTAGCCATGAAGAAGACAATTCGCATGATTCTCGAGCGCGAGACCAAGGGTGAAGTTCGCTACATGGAAGTAGGTACCACTGGGCAGCAACTCGAACTCGCGGATGCAGTCATCGGCACGTTGTACCTCCGCAAGTCAGCGTTCACTGGACGGCTGCCTGAGGTCATCATCGTGACGGTGGCAGACGTGCACTCAGTGGATGCGTGAGGCATGAAGTACCGTAATCAGTACTTCATGAAGACCAACCCTACCATGACCTGGCGGGGGACTATGCTCTTCGAGACCCGAGAGGATGCAATCGAGGTCGCAGAGCGTAACATGAAGACCTATCGCGACGCAGCTACTGGCCCAGATGATGAAGTCTCCTTTTACGTGAACGAGGTGCCCGATGGCGTTGAGTAACAAGCAACACACGCTTGTCATGAGCAAGGAAGCTATGATCATGCTCCTCGGCTTCGCGACTACCAGCATGGCACAGTTCGCGCTACATTCTGAGATCAGTGTGTCACTACGCATATTCGCGTTGGAGTACTTCAAGAAGGCCAAGAATTGGTCTCCTGAGGACCAGCAGCAGGTGCACAAGGAACTCATCACGATCATCACTGACATGGTGTCGGTGGTGTAGTGACTGTCAATGGGGGGTTGTTAACTATAGCCCCTCGTGGTACATTGTGTCATGGGTATGGATGGTTAACTCCTCACAACGGATAGGTACTATGGCAGACCTCACTAACACTGAACTGCAGAACAAGCTTCTCGCGAAGCACAAGGAAGGCGTTCTCGCTACGGAGTTTCACCTCACGGAGTATGAAGTCGGACTCATGGGTGCAGTCTTCCTTCACCACCTGGCTGGTACAGCGGACGAAGCAGATCGTGAGAGGTTGCTAGACCTCTGTGTGCTCGTCGTGGATCGCTTCAACATCCCGAGTTGTAGCCCTGAGGATTATACCGACATCTGCAACGACCTGCTCGAGAAGTTCCGTGTTAACATCCTCTCCATTATCACACAGGAGTAACATGACCGACAACTTTCGCCAGAAGCGTGCTCAGCGTAAGCCCTTCCGTGTCGCGGTGCAGGTAGCACATAACGTGTGGGAGACGCACCCGCTGTCCGTTCGCAAGAACCGGGCAGTTCGTGCATGGCGTGTGCTTCGCGCTACGAAGTTTCGTGCTTACAACACGAGACTCCTCCAGCCTAACGAGGAAGCATGACAGGTCCACAGATGTCAGTGGTCAGAGCACTCGATGACAATGTAGATGCGTCTATCGAGGAATGCTCTGACCAGATCAAGGATCTGACTACCAAGCTCGCGAAGTTGTACACTCGTCGTGCAGAGTTGGAAGCCCTTCGTGACATGCGAGAACAATTCAACGGAGCCCTGACCAATGGCTGATGCCAGCGAAGAGCGCGATGCGACGATTAAGAAGATCGTCGAGATCTGCAGGCAGCAAGCGAGTCTCATGACAGCTCGGCGTGAGATTGTTGATCTCATGCGTGAGAATGAGAAGGATCGTGCTGAGGCATCTAAGCCTTATGCTGAGATCGAGGTGAAGCTACTCGGTCTGCTCTCGGTGTGTGATCACACTATCGCCGATGCGAAGGCTGCATTCCAAGTGCATACGGACAAGCTAGTCTCCATGCCGCCAAGTGCATAACCTCAGTCTCCACGATATTCACAAGCTTCGTTACATGCCGACAAGAGAAGCTGAAGAGTATCTCGAATCCCTTGGCGTGGTGGGTAAGGATCTTGAGGAGCTACGTCCACTTATCGGGCGTAGTCTCTTCAAGATTCTTCCTGATCCAAACTTGGATAACTTCATCGCAAATGAAGCGGTCACCCAACGTGCGTCGGGAGTTAGTAACATCCCGAGACGTATGTTGATTACTACACTCTGGTTGCTAGGAGGATCCAATAACAAGATCGCAAGACTTCTCCGGGTCACGAACCAGACAGTGTTTGCTCACGTGGATAAGGCTCTGCCGCCTGGCAATGCTCGGCATGCGCTTAGGCTTAACAGCGCACTGTCCAACGAAGCTCTTGAGTGGTACTTCAACATATGGCTGAAGTACGCTGACGAGCTTGGATCTATGGCAGCTCCTGAGCAAATGGCTCAGTGGCTCCTCGCACATCATCCTTATCAGGAGTAACTACACATGACAGTTACCGCCGCAATCCACACTCCACCTCCCCCGCCTCAGCCGGACACTCGCATCGTCACGCTCCAGATGCCGTATGACGTTGCGGTGACGCTAGTTCGTGTGTTCATGGTAATTGGTGGAAATCCTCACACGACGTATAGAGTGCATGGAGAAGAAATCAAACAAGCACTGTATGCCGTTGGTGTTGAGGGTGTCGTTGGAACACGATTTAGTGGCTCTCTGATCGCTGACCCCCTTCCGAGGTAACTCATGGCGAGCAAACGGATAGCCATGTCACAGGAGGAAGCCCTGTGGTTGTTTGGCTTGATTCAACGCATGGCAGTTGAAGATCTCCTCGCGCACAAGAACAACACGCAAGACTACCAGCAGTACGTGGAACTCGTGAAGCGCATCAAGCACATCGCGGAGGTGTGACACTCATATGGCAGGCTATTCAGATCCGAACGACAAGTTCCTTGATGAACTCGAGGCTCTCCTCGGCGAGACTGGTACTCGCTATGCAGAACTCGAGCGTCGTGAGGCAGCTGGCTGGTACGATAACATGCTACGTGCGCTCAAGGCTACTCGAGTGCGTGTGCAGGTGCTTCAAGAGGAACTTCTCGCACTCGAGGAACCCGACGAGAACGAAGATGATGACTCAGTGGAATCTCAGGTAATCCAGTTCATTGAATCCCTGGGGTACAAGAGGCCATGAGTAAGCTCATAGCTCCTATCTGCGGATGTGGAAAGGTAATGCGCATCTTCAAGAATGGTGTTATCCTTCGCATCGACGATGGTAAGGCGTACACATGCAAACTGTCAGCCGACTCTTATAGGTGTCCTGAGTGCTGGCATGTAGTGTACTCAGGCTATGGTGCTTCAGTCGAACCTCATGATCCAGGGTATGATCTTCTT